TTTCATCTCTGATGCCAGCTTATCGCTTGGCACCAGTGAGGCATCGGCTAGCGGCTCCGTGTATCTTGTGATGGACCTGCCTGGAGTGAAAGCTTCAGGTGGTGCTCATCGCACGATCATGGCGAAGTTTCTGCTTGCTCGCCTTCTCGGTTTTCTGTCCGAGAACGCAGTAGCGGCACCTGACTTTAGCTTCGCCTCTAACGAGGCGGTGCTGAAGTTTATCAACAAGGAGTCTTAGGCCGAGGGGCCTAGTTTCCTTGCTGGTGCTTACCTCCACTGAGTGGAGGGAGAACCGCGATATTGAGAGTGTTTAATAACGGGGTCTTTGAGTATCATCGTTTAGTCTACAATAAGTAAACAAAAACAATGAAATCAAAACGAGTAAAAGCTCAGGTTAACAAGCCTAAGCATCACATCAATTCCGATTTGTTCTTTTATCAAGAACTATTCGAAGACCTGTTATTAGACATAGCAGAACATGTTAAGCATGAGATCGAAGAGTCACTTACTCGCGGTCTAGACCCGGCGACACCCCAGTACAACTGGGCTGCTGCTTGGGCTAGTTCACGCGGGTATGTGATCGACGATCTCGTCAAGGCTGACTTGCGGTTTATCCGCAAGTCGGTTAAGGACAATGGCATTAACTTCTTTACGAAGATTCTGCCTTCATTTGGGCGCGCGATTGATAAAGCGCTCTCAAGTGACCTTAGACTCGATGCACCTAGTTTCCTGCGAAGGAAACATGGCGTTTTGCCGGCTTTCTTAAGCTGGCTAACGAATCGAGTGTTTGATGACGAAGGGTTGTTGCTTGGTATTTCCAAGCAGCATCTCATAGTTAATGCCGAAGATGTTTTACGTCTTAGACAATTGACCTATGCATACTACAAACTCGAACAAACATTCACCAAGCAGCAAGAGGCGAAAGCCATCTCTGCTTACTTGGAGAATGAGCGGTCGTTGGAAGGAATTTCGATTCCTGATGACGATCGCGCTATCGAGCACGCTAGCAATCTCATTGCTAGAGTTTGCGCTAAAGTTAATGCAGTGGATATTATTCCGCGGCATGGACCCGGCGCAGTAGCAACAGGAGAGCAAGTTTGGGAGAAGAACGGCTTTCGCCGTTTATATCCGCAACTTGAACAAAAGTACCCCTTCACGGAGTACTTTACATCCTGTCTTGCCGAAGTGTGTGATGAATATCACAACTACGGTAACCTAGAGATCGTGATGGAACCGACTGCGAAAGTAGTCTTCGTTCCAAAAGATTCTCGGGGGCCTAGGACAATCAGTTGTGAGCCCGTCGAACTACAGTGGATCCAACAAGGCATAGCGCGCAATCTCGTAAATGAGATTGAGCAGCATCCATTAACCAAAGGTCACGTAAATTTTCGTGACCAGATGGTGAATCGGACGCTTGCCAAGTGGGGTTCGCTAGGTGCGAACTGGGTAACTCTGGATATGAAGGATGCGTCGGACTTAGTAAGTCTGCAACTAGTGCAGCGACTATTCTCCAAAACGCACCTTCTGGATTACATGTTGGCCGCGAGGTCGACACATAATCTTTTGCCAGACGGTACGGTCATAAAACTCAGGAAGTTTGCGCCTATGGGGTCAGCATTATGCTTTCCCACAGAAGCGCTTGTTTTCTGGGCCTTGGCCGTCGGACGTGTACTCGCAGATGTGGATTACCTCTCTCCGGTGGCTGGGTTTAAGATAAACTCAGCTATTGGGGAGCGTGGGCAAGTCTGGGCTACGCAGGTAAACTTGCGTAGTCTAGACGTCCACAATTCCAGGAAGCTCACCAGAGCTATCCAAAGCATCTACGTTTACGGGGACGACATAATATGCCAGCGCGAAGACTATGCGCGGCTAGTGGAGCAATTTGAAAGCGTTGGCCTTAAGGTCAACGCAGCCAAGTGCTGCACGGGGCGATTCTTCAGAGAATCGTGTGGACTCGATGCCTTCAATGGCAAGAGCGTAACACCGATTAAATTTCGGACCCCATTATGTCCCATCAAGTAACGACACAGGTGATGTTAAGCTGGATCGAGTACAGTAATGCACTCGACTTACTTAAATACACACGTGCGACCGCGAGAGTACGATCATTCCCATGGTTGAAAGCCATGCGATTGCCAACCCTTCCTCATGACGAGGTTGATGTTGGATTCGTACACTATCGATCACACGTATCGATGTGGGATACAGCGGGCCTTAAAACCCGGTTTAATAAACACTTGCAGCGAGAAGAAATTCTCGCGCTCGTCGTATCCAGTGTCCCTGTTTACAGGAGACGCTCAGCTTGGGAAAGAACGAAACGTATACTAATACGAGACGTTCTGACTTGCTCAGACAAATTCCATAACGGTGTTGCTCCCGAGAAATTGGGGATATGCAACATACGTAGGGGTTCGTCTGTAAGGAT